ATATAAGGGTGCATCCTCAGCTACAGGAGATTACGGTGCATCCTCAGCTACAGGAGATTGTGGTGCATCCTCAGCTACAGGAGATTGTGGTGCATCCTCAGCTACAGGATATAAGGGTGCATCCTCAGCTACAGGAGATTACGGTGCATCCTCAGCTACAGGAGATTGTGGTGCATCCTCAGCTACAGGATATTGTGGTGCATCCTCAGCTGATAATTCTACAGCCGTTGCAGTAGCGTGGGGTTATGAAAGTAAGGCGAAAGGTTGTATTGGTGCTCATATTGTTTGTGCTGAATGGAAATATGATAATCTTAATAACGATTGGGTTTTTGTTGGAGCAAAGATGTCAATAGTGGATGGCGTAAAGATTAAAGCAGATACATATTACACTTTACGAGACGGTGAATTTGTAGAGGTGTAAGAATGAAGAAAAGAATACTTGCTTGTGTTATGATTATTGCAACAATCTCAATGTTAATGATTGGTTGTACATCCGTAAACGGTACAGACGAAACATCAGACAGAATAGATAATATGTTCGTGCGTGTAGGATGGAATAGTTATTTAGATTCAGGGATAGTGTATGATACTGAAACTAAAGTAATGTACGCAATATCAGAAGTAGCATATAATAAAGGAACAATGACTTTGCTCGTTGATGAAAATGGTAAACCAAAACTTTGGAAAGAATAATACGAAGGATGTGATTGATAATGTCCGTAGAGAAAGAGCAACTTTTTAAAGTTGGAGATAAGGTTAAAATACTTCCAACAATACTTGCAGACTATCCTGATTTTCCGTATGTAGGAATAATAGGCAGAGTTTGTACCGTGACACGCAATGGTATTCAGATAGGTATTAAGTTTTCGTGTCCTCGCAGTTACTTACACGATTGTAACGGAGCATCTAAGCAGGATTCTGGCTGGTGGTGTCTTAGGAGCTATTTGGAATTGATACCTGATGATAATTTGCCAGATATTTGGGAGTATATTAAATAAAAGTGAGGTTTTATTGGAATTTAACTGATGAAAACCAAGAATAAATTCAATATTTAAACAAGATAGTATAGAGGTGCAAAAAATGATTGATTGCTCGAAAACTAAAGACTACTTTTCTGAAAAGAGAAGGATGATAAAAAAACATAAATATATATGTAAACTTAATTGTGATGACTGCCCTTTGGGCTGGTCAAAGAATGGCAAAGGTATTTCGTGTGAAACTCTTGAAAAGTCCTACCCTGAAAAAGCAATCGAAATAGTTCAAAAGTGGTCGGATAAACATCCGCAGAAGACTTATTTGAGCGAGCTTTTGAAAGCCTTTCCGAATGCTCAGCTCAATGATTCTGGAATGCCTAAAGGGATGTGCCCACATGAGTTAGGACTGAAAGATATAGATTGCGGAAAAACAGACAATGCGTGTGTTAAATGCTGGAATCAGCCTTTACCTATTGAGGACGGTGAAGAGCAATGACAAGAAATGAACTTGAAAGGTATTTAGGCAAATGTGTGACAATTACTCTTTTGGATAACACTGTAATTGAGGGCACTTTACATAAGACGGGTGAAAAAGCCTTTGAAAACAACCCTAATTTATCAATACCAGTTAATTTTTATTTTTGCACTGATGTAAATAATAAAGTGGTTAAAAATACTGCATTCAGAGTATCGCACATCCAGAGAATCAGTTGCTATGAAAAGTTAAGAATGACAAACTTTGAAAAAATCAAACAGATGTCAATTGACGAAATGGCAAATATCATCTTTAATGGTATTTCGAGTGATCCTTGCGACTATTGCAATAATCAATCAAATGGCGATTATTCACATTGCTTCGATTGTACTGTAAATACGGATATTATTGTAGATTGGCTTGAAAGTGAGGTAGACAGTAATGACACCTGATGAATATAGAAAAAAGCACCCTCGTTGTGCTACCTGTAAATATTTTGTTTCTAACTATGCAAATTCTTATAGGGGTATTTGTGATGTTAAAGAGCAATCAACGAAAAGAACTAAAGGCAGATTTTGTAAAATATATAAGTTTACCTGTTTTAAGGAGGATTAAATAATGGTTTCATATAATACACAAATTGATAATACAACTAAAAAATATAAGATACAGTTTGAAACAGATGATTATGATGTTTTTAAGTGGGTAGAAAAAATCTGTAGTAATACTGTAGATACAGATAATTTATTAGAGGTTTTTTCTACTTGTGAACTTGTAGAAGAGTTAGTAAGTAGAAAGGATATTGAAACAGAACTTATTGAATCTCCCAAAACAACATCATTTAAGTGCAATAGTCCCGCAGTTTTGTTGTGTTACAGATTGAGGTAGATATAATGTATAAATGTAGTAAATGTAAAAAAATTTTTAAGTATTTTAAAACTGAAAATGGAGTATGTCCTCATTGCAGTGAAACTGATATTTATGAAATTGGTACTTGTGATGACTGCGGAAAAACAGAAGCACTTGAAGATTTTGATTATGGTAGACTTTTCAACGGTATGTGTGTTGATTGTTTCAAGAAAAGTGTTACTAATAGTGAAATTAGGGATTTCATAAAGTGGTACTATACAGTAGAAGAATTATTTGATGTACGCAGTGAAATTGTAGCTGATGTTTTTGATTTAAATGATTTGGAAATGACTAAACCCGAACACAAAGTATTGGTTAAAACTCTATTTGATTATTTAGTAGATACAATATTATCGCCTAAACATATTCCACTCAAAGAAGAGTTACAGGTAATTAAAAATGCCCGTATGTGGGCTTTTGATGATATGGATATCTTCTATGATGAGTGGTATTATGTCAAGAGAGAAAATAATGAAACTGTATGAAATATATCAAGGTGAACAATTAAAAATAGCTGAATTGATTTTGCAAAGGCGATTACAAATGTTGGTACATTCTTATATTTATTATGAATTAAATGATAATATAATATCGGATAATACTTGGAGTAAGTGGGCGGTAGAATTAGCCGATTTACAAAATAAATATCCTGAGATAGCTAAAACAGTTGAATGGTCAGAGGCATTTAAAAACTGGGACGGCAGTACAGGAGCATTTTTACCTTTGCATAATGAATGGGTAATAACTAAAGCATATCAATTAACAGGTAGAGTGTTGTCTGATATTTCAAAATCTGAAACGCCTAAAACCGATAATGGGATATAGATAATGTAGTCTTTACAAACGATGAAGTAGAAATCCTTGATACACTTAAAATGTTAGAAGCAATTGAGCAGGAGGTAAAAAATGAAAATAGTTTATCACAATGATGCTGATGGTAAATGTGCAGGTTTCTGGGTTAGGGAACTTGCCTATGCAAAGGAACTCGCCTATGTAACAGAATATATCGGTTATATAAGAATGGATTATGGTAGAAAATTTCCATTTGATAAGATTAAGAAAAATGAAACAGTATATATTGTTGATTACTCAATCGAACCAAGTGAAATGGATAAGCTTCTCGGAATCACACCAAATGTTACTTGGATTGACCACCATATTTCAGCAATTAAAAAATATGAAAACTATGACAAAGAAATTCGTGGTGTCAGATATGATGGGGTAGCAGGCTGTATACTTACATATTGTTATTTGAAGCACATGACGAATGGTGGTATTGGTGACATTAAACCATTCGAGGAAAGTATGACGAAGGATGCTCCAATGTTTACGAAACTAATCGCTGATTACGATGTGTGGACTTTCAAATATGGACATTCAACTAAAGCATTTCATGCAGGATTTAAAGCACTACCGAACACAGAGCCAACCAGCAATTGGTGGCTGAAATTAAATGATCCTGTATATGGTTATGATGCTACAGACTTCTTAATTAAGGAAGGTATTTCAAGGATCCAGCATCGCAAAGAAACAATGACACATTATTGTGAAACTTTCGGTTTTGAGGTGATGTTTAACGGTTACAAATGCTTTGCTGTTAATATGGGAATGATGAGTAGTGACGATTTTGTTATTAATAACATTGACGATTATGATATGCTGATTGGCTTTGTTTTCAATGGTCACGAATGGAAATATTCTCTGCGTTCAACGAAGGTTGATTGTTCAAAGGTTGCTATGTTATATGGCGGTGGCGGTCATAAAGGTGCTGCTGGGTTTAATACCAAAGAATGTGTTTTAGAAAGGTGATTACTATATGAAACAATTATTGATTGAAAAGAATATCAAACCGACCGATGACGATTTACAACTTATTAACACCTACACAAGAATTGCGGTAGATGAAAATGATGTGTACTTATTCTCAATTGTACTGTGTGACAACGATGTTGACCGTGACGGCGAACGCTTTACAACAGTTTCGCTTTATGAACTGGCAGAGCTCTTTGCTGGAAAGACAGGAATCATTGACCACAATCCGAGTGCCAAAAATCAGGCGGCAAGAATTTTCAGTTGTAAGGTTGAGAAAATTGACGGTCAGAAAACGGCTTTGGGTGACGATTACTATAGGCTCAAGGCAAGGGCATATCTTCCCGTTTGTGAGAGCAACAGGGATATTATCCTTGCGATTGACAGCGGAATTATCAAGGAAGTAAGCGTTGGCTGTGCCGTTGACAGGGTTGTGTGCAATGTGTGCGGTGAGGACATTGCGATGTGTACTCACAAAAAGGGCGAGGTTTACGGCTCAAAGCTTTGTTGCGGTGAACTTGTGAACCCGTATGACGCATACGAATGGGGCTTTGCTACATCCAAAGCAGATGAGAATGAACGTGGTGGAGGAGCGTAATGGTAAAAATTATTAAAAACGGCACAAATTGTGTGACGGAACTGTTTCATCAGGAGGGCAGTTTAATTAAGTTTGAGTGCAGAATGTGTGGTTGCATTTTTGAAACCGATATTTACTCGATTAGAGGTTTTAGTAATCCTGTATATAGAGAATCGGTTTGTCCACAATGCCTATCAACCACCAAGAAACTTGACGCAATCGGATAATAAAATACATATTTTAAGGAGGTGTAAGAAATGGATATAACGACAATCATATCACTTGTGGTTTCGGCAGTTGCGGTAATAATTGCAATCGCTTGTGATATTTGTATTGCTGTAAATCACAAAAAATTAAAGAGAGCTGAAAGAAAAATAAAAAGCCTTGATATATACATAAAAACTACAAAAGCGTATATGAATGCTCTTGAGCAGGATTACAGAGAGGTGATTAAGAAAACCGAAAGGGAGGCAGTGTAATGTTAGATTGTGAAAGACAAGTAATGAAAAGTTTATCAAATGAGCAATTGATTTACATCATTGAACAACTGTTGCATAGTCAAAAATTGATTAGAGATATTTATAGTGAACTAGCTAAAAAGCGTATGAGTTGCGATGAAGCTCTTTTCCATATTTGTATGAGACTCTACGATATGCCCAGCATAGACAGTAGAACTTTGCCTGCATATATTGATATGAAATTAGGTAAAATCACTCCTAAAGAGTTTAGATGTATTTTGTATGGTACTTGCTAAGAAAGGTTGGATAACAGTTGAGTAATTGTATGTTATGTCTACATAAACAAGTATGTCGGTACAATGATAGAGTTAATGAATGGAGCAAGCCAACATATAAATGTCCTCACTTTAACGATGACGATGTATCGTTTTGGCTGTATGCCAACATTGATGATATTACAGACTATATCAAGACTAAGAATAATGTTACAAATGCGCTGACAAAAGTCGGAATAATGTTACCTTGATAATAGGAGGAAGATATTATGGCAAATTTTGAAAATATTACAATTGAAAAGGGTATGTAT